AGGGCAAAGGGCTTCTTGCACTTTCATGCGACCAACGGTGATGTTGCGCTGGCTAAAGGTGGTTGTGCCTGATGATGTCCATCCGCAATCTGCGCCGCTGGCGATAGCGGCATCGGTGTCCATCAAGTTAAGGGCAGCAACTGATTTGATGCCTACCTGCTTTGTGAACAGGGCAGCAGAACGAGCGGAGAACACCGCTTTGGTGATGAGGGGTAACCGCTCTTGGTCGGTGTAGGCGAGTAGTGTTCCGAGTGAATAACTCATGGCTTTGTTTTTAAGGGGTTAAGGTTTATTTTGTTTTTTTAAGATTTTGGATTGTTTGGGCAAGGGCAGCAAAATTCTGCTGGGCGGAAGCTTTGCGTTGCTCCACAATAGCGGAGGTGGTTGGCTTAGGGGCTTCGGTAGGTAGTTCGGCAACTTTTTCCACGATGTCGGTCATGGTTTCCATCTGCGATGCAAAGGCAGTCATCTTGTCCTTCATCTTGCCAAGTTCTACATAGGCGCCCTTGAGTTCGTCCATAATAGCAACGAGGTGCTTCTTGACGATTATCTCAACAACGGCAGGGTCAACGGTTGGGTAGCCTTCGGCGATTTCCTCGACCACTTCGGTAGCAACTTCCGGGGTTATTTCAGCGGCAACGGCTACCTCTTCGGCAGGGGCAGCAGCGGCGGCAACAACCTCAACGATTTTGCCTGCTTCGGTTTTGACTACGCCAACGCCTTCGACTTGATGCTCGCCATCGGGGGCGGGCAAAACTTCGGTTTCGGTAATAATAAAAACAGGAGTGCCAACAACGAGGTCGCCGTCTACACGGATTTTGGTGCCGTCTGCCAAAACGTAATCGGCAAAGGCTTGCTTGTGGGTTGCAAACTTCCGCAGTTCAGTGCGCAAAGTTTCGATGGCTGATTTTAGGTTCATAAGTTAAAGGGATTTGTAGGTGGGTTGTAAATGTTGCAAAAAAGCGGTTAAATCATCAGCAAGGCCAGCAAGAGCGACCTCAAGTTCGGTACCTGTGTTCTTCATCCCGAACAATCCTTCCACGCTGAAACCCTTGAAGGCATGGCGGTTATCCCAAACCTCATCGTTCTCAACCTTGAAGGAGCCAAACCAGCTGCCATCCGGCGTGTCCTCGTATCCTTTGGGTGGCATGATACCACGGTCGGCATCGGTAATGTAACTCTCAAACATATACACGCCATCGAGTTCGGCGTTGTGGTAGGCGTTGACGTTGTGCTGGTTGCCTTGCTTGAAATACTTTTGGACAATCGTGCGGATGGTGGCTTTGTCAAAGACCACATAGTACTCGCCGTAGGTATCGTCTTTGCGGAAGATAGGGGTATCGGCAAGCATCAACGGCCCGGTAAGCACCCTGCGTTCACCCGTTTCGGCAAAGCGTTGCCGTGTCTTGGCAAAGGCTTGGAAGGGTTTCTCGATGGCGGGCATATCGACCAAGGCCACAAACTGCACTCCCTCGTCAACTTCGTCAACGGTCATGCGGTACACAGGTAACTCCATAAGGGTAAATGTAGGTGTTAGCCCAATGTTGCAAATTCGGACAACCGCCGCACCCTGCTGCTGGTCTGCTGAATGTCACGCTCCACCACATAGGCTCGCATGGGTTGCATCCCTTGGCCTTGGCCGCCTGATAGTTCGCCCGTTCCGAGGTTTGTGGTTTGCGGATTTGTGAAGGTAGGGGCAGGAATTGCTGAAGATGTACCAGCAGGAGTTGGCGGAGGCGTTCCTGTGCTTGTGGATTTAAACTGCGTCTTGGAAATTACCGCAACCCTTGCAAGACCTTGGGCAACAGCAATGGCCGCAGCAATTGACCCACGAATTGGTGCGGATGGGTCGGGTACAACGGTTTGGGATTTGTACGCTCCCTGTGCTGCGGCGTAGGTGTCAATAATTGCCTGCGCTATGCCTGCCGCTTTGTTGATGTTGAATGCCCTCTTTTGCGATTGCTCACTACTTCCAGCAAAAGCATTGGCAAGTTCGCCAATAGCATTAAATCCATCGCTTGCAAGTTTAACCCTTTGCTCCTCAATAAACTTTTCGTCCTCAAGCCTTTTCTTTTGGCCTTCTTCTCGACTTTTTGCTTCAGCCGTTCGCCTTGCGCCTTCACGCTGCATTCTTGCAATGTCGTCCTGCTCTTGCTTATCGGCTGCCTCTTTTTGTTTGTCGTCACGTTCTTGCTGGACGTTTCTTAACTGTATTCCAAATTCTTTCTCTTTTTGTAATTTTTCTTTGGCAATAACGGCTTCAAGGTCTGCGGTGTCTTTGCCATGTTTTTTTAGTTTAGCAAGGTCAGCTTCATATTTTTGGTCGATTGCAAGCAATTCTCTGCGAAGTCCATCTGCGTTAAGCAGAGCAAGTTGGTCTTGGTACTTTTTTTGAATAGCAAGGAGTTCGTTGGCTGTTTGGGTGGCTTGAGTTGTTTGCTGCTTGTTTGCATCTTTAATAACGTTTTTTGCTTTTTCAATTTGAACGTCAATAGCAAGTAATTCATTTTTTGCGGCAAGAAAAATATTTTCTTGCTGTTTCATTACTGCATCATTTGCGTTAAATCCTGCGGCTATTAAATCGTTTCTATTTTTTAATTGCATATTATAGGTCGCAAGAACTGCGATTCTATCTTTTTCTAATCTTGTAATATCTTTTTTTGCTTGTACAACCTCGCTACCCCCTTTCTCTAAAAACAACTGCCTTTCTAATTCGATGTTGGTATCTTTTAAGGCTTTTGCAGCGTCTTTTTGAGCATCAGCAGCTTCTTCAGTTTTCTTTCCAAATAATCCCATCGCCTCGGCAGCAAGTCCAAGAACGACAACAAATGCGCCGACACCTGTTGCAAGGAGTGCAATGCGGAAAGCCCTCATTGCGCCAGTACTTGTTCCTACTGCAAAAGCATATATTTTTTGAGCAACTGCCGCCGCTTCAGTAGTTATGACCGATTTTTGAGTTAATAAGACGTTGATTTGCTGCACCCCATTAACCAAAGCCATTGCCCCTTGCACCTTAAGCATCGCCTTCTGCAAGTCCTCATTCTCATCGCCAAACAATGCCGCAGCACCTTGGGCAATCGCAAAGCCTGCCGCAACCGCTTGGGATGCCTCAACCATCAAAGTCAGCGCACGGCTTCCACCCTTTGCAAAGGAATCTACCGATTGCTCAACGCCTTCGATGGTTCGCTTGTAATTTCCAGCCTCAACTTGCAGCTGTCGAAACTCTTCGGTGTTCTGCTTGCCAGCCGCAGCGAGTTCCACCATCCGCTTCTTGGCGGCATTGAGTTTGTCTTCTAACGATTCAAGTGCTGGCCCTGTCGCATCGTTTGCGCTTACTTTGAGGACTATCTCTTTGGTTACGTCTGCCATTAGGATGGGGATGAAGGGTTTGTACCTGCGACATAATTAGGGTCAGCAGGGTCGTTGTTGATTGGCCCGTTGTACAGGAATGCAGGGTCATTGTAAATCGGTACGTCAGTAACAGGCACGAACTCCGCAAGGTTTAGGATGCGGCGAAGCGTTACCCTGCAAGGCTTCATCTGCCCGACCAAGTAGTCACGGATTTCCAAAAGCCTGAACTTCATGCCGCCGTAATAGATTGGCTTGCGAAAGTCGAGTTGGTAGATGTCAACGGGCGATAGCATCATCGTGAGTTCCAACTGCAACGCCTCCTTGCTGACCGTTTCGCTGACGTAGTTCTTCCAGTACTTGTTGAAGAGGTTGTTGTTGGTGTAGTTAATGGTGCTGGCGCTTGCGTTCACGGCTTTGTAGTTTACCAAGCGAGGTACTTCAAATAGAAGGTCAAAAGTCGGGGCGTATGGGTTATCGATGTGGCTGATAAAAGGCATTTTTAGAATACCCTCTGCAAGAGCCACGTCACCGCTGACTCCGTACTGATATGCCCACTCGGTCTGCCCCTCCACCAAGTTATACTGGGCCAAGCGGTAACCCGCCTGCAAGGATTTAACCGTGCCGCTGGCAAGCGTGCCTTCAATATCCCAAGTGCGACCAACAATCTTATCCGTGCTAAACGATGCAGGTATCAGCGTGCCGCAGGTTGTTTCCACGACCTTATCGCCTTTGCCATAGAAATTTTGCGTAGGGAATAGTTTGCCGCCATACCCTTCCCTTGCAAGTGGAAACCGTTGCTTGTAATCTTTGGACAAATAGTCCCCCATGTCCTTGTACTTGTAAATGAGATTTGTGCTTGCATTGGGGTCGCCGTTGGTTAGAATCTGCTCTGCGTTCTCGTCCGCTTTCTGCGACCAATCTACCGAACCGCTTGAGTAGAAGTCAACCCAAGGCTCGATGTACAGGAGTTTGGGGTCTTGCGAATCGGCCATGATGTGCAAGTTGAACATCTTCTGCAAATCTTGCAATAGGTCGCCTTGCTTTACGTCAGCAGGCAAAGCCGTTCTCATGTCCAGCACCCCGATACTTGTCGGGTTTTCAAGGCAAGTCCATTGCACGGTTGCGCCTGATGCTAAAGAAAAGTTTGTTACATTAAAACCACTACCTACAAAATAGAATTTAACTTGTTCTAAAGTTTCAAGATATAAGTTTTCAAAAATTATTGACTGCTTGACGTTGTTGTTTGCGTAGGCTTCTGCTATTTGATAAACGCCATTTATTGAACCGCTGACGGCTATTTGATAAAACACTTTGTCACTTGGAGCGGATTGACCGCTGACAGTTGCGTCAATTTTAATGTTCCATATGCTTGGCAATGCTGGAGCAACAAAAGTGCTGGATGACGCTACCCAATAGCCTGCATTGTCAAAGAATGGGGCTGCGTTATCTTTTGAGAAATTAATAAACGTGTCAACGTTTGTTCCTACAAGAGTTCCTGTAGCTTGTGCAAAGATGTTACTCCCCGACAAGTTCACAGGCATCGTTCCCGCCGCATAGGGCAGCACCAGCTTGCTAAAGGTTTCGGAGTTAAAGAACGAACTTGAGTACCTGTACCCTGCCTCGGTGAAGATTAGGTCAATTAATTTCTTGACGTAGATGCTTGGCCCAAGCCTCCACCAAGGGGCTTGAAACCAACCGCCGCCTACGTTGAGGATGTCCGTAAACCCAGCGGCATCAATTACCCCATAGACGTACCCGCTTGAATACGCACCGCTTGCAGTCCATGTACCGCTAACGTGACCGCTCGTTGGGATGTGGTTCATCCCGGTAACGCCCACAGTATTGACAAGCAGGTTGCCCTCGATGGCTTGGTACAGGCCAACGTCATTGGTGAACAGGCCGACCTCGTAAGTAACCTTGCCCCTTGTCTTGGCCATGGATAGCAGTTGCAGCACGCCCGAAAAAACCTGCACGCCATTCTCCCACATCGCTGCCCTTATCTTCTTATTGGGTGTAAAGCCACCCACGAAGGATTGGATGTTGTAGGCAAAGCCAAAGCATTGTTCGTTGGTCGGCGTGTTCGGCAGGGTGATGGTCTTGCTGAATGACCCCCGCCGTTTGGTCACGTCCTCGATATCGGGG